ATCCCATACTTCACTAAAATCATCATCATTTTCAATACTAAATAAATCCTTCACATCAAGAATATTATCAGATTTAGAATCCTCAAACTTTAAAATTTCTTCAAAATTTTGCCTATACTCATCTGGCATAGGTTCATAATCAGTAAATGCGCTTAATCTGAATTTAATTACATATAAACAAAAAGCAAAAGCCAGAACTAAGTCATCTCTTTCTCTTCCTTTTATTTTTCCATTTTTATCTTCTAAACTAATTAATTCTAATGCTAACCTAGAAGATTTAACAATATATGGATATTCATTAACATATGTTAATAATGATTCCATTATTAGTGGTCTTGTCATATTATCTGTTTGTAAACCATATTTATAATCTGTAACTATACCTTTTTTATCTCTCACAGGACGTTTATACATTCTATCTGCATACTTGATATCTCGTTTTAATGTTTCTACAACCTGGTTACCATAACTATTGACTTCTATTACACAAAAACAATTAGGATATATATCCATTACTAGCTTAACCATTTTACTAAAATCTGTAACTTCTGGACTACCTTGATACTCGGCAACTTGCTCTAATGTTTCAAATTTAATTACTTGTATTGTACTAAAACATGCACCTTCTCTGGTTGCTGTATCCACACCTATTAAATATCTATTTTGTTTATTGTACTCTTCCCAGATCCATAAATCACCACTAATTATTCTTTTCTTCATAATGGGTTGAATACTACTTTCTTGTAATACTCCAACAATATCATCATCAAAAACACAATCTCTTGAACCGAGAAAGGTCATATCTAATTCTTGAGCAATCTTCCTTTTATTATTATCTAATAATTTACATTGTTCAGAATACCAATTGGGATTATTTGCAAACTCAGGTATCTGTCTCCAATGCATTTCAAAGTATTTGAATATAGACTCACCGGACTTAGCCTTCTTAATAAGATTGTAATACCACTCACCTATACCAGTAGTACCATTAGGTGTTGAAATAACAACAGTTCCATAAGGTAAACCTTTTTCTTTTGCTACACTTTGGGCTTTAAATAATGCCGGTGCCATACCCGTATATGCATCATCAATATAACCAATAAATGCGGCCTCATCAATAACTAAAAATGTAATCGATTTACCCCTTAAAGTATTTTGTGGCTTAGCTGGGTTAACAGTAGAAGCAAATAATTTGAAACCAGTTTTAAGAATAAACGATTGTTCAGTTTTCTTTACATATTTCGGTCGCATCCAATCTGGTAATTCGTCAATCATATCCATAGTCTTTCTAGCAAAGTCTGTACACTCCGGACCATCTCTTGAGATAACACCCACAACTACATTTTCAAAAAACGTACCTAACCACACTAGAAAAGCTTGAATAACTGTAGATGCCCCCGTCTGTCGTGTTTTTAAAATTGCCATGTAGTGTTCTGTCATAATGTTATTAACTAATTCAATTTGTTTATTATAAAGTTTAAATTTTACAGATCCACCAACTTCTGGTATTTTTATATGCTTAGTAATAAAATATACAGGATCTTTTGAACACTTTTCGAATTCTTTGATTCGATTTTCTAAATCATCTTTTGATATTTTCTTTTTAGGCATACTTATTATCCCAATCTACTTACATAATCACCGGTTACTTCAAGAGTCACTTCTTTTTTATCTCCCATATAAACTATATCAAATGATACAACAAAACCTTTATTATTTGAAATATAATAAAGATTAAAATTAGAAATTTTTACATTGTGACTAAATAATTGAGCAACATCTTTAATTTCTTGGTATATCCCCTCTTTGGTCAACTCATCTGTTGGTTCCCATACAAACTTATACAATTCACTGCCATATTCTGGATCACCTGGATAATTACCTTTAGGGATAGATAGGTAATTTATAATTGAATCAACCACCCGATCTATCCCATAAATCTTTTTCAAATCACCATCTGCACCAATAACCTTATAGAAACTAAAATCATTATCCAATAAATTATTAGACATATATTATTCCTCTAACAAATTAATGTCTTTTAACTATTACTTTTTTCAAAATGTTTCTTCATTTCTTCTAATTTCTTCTCTTCAAAATCAAATTTCCAATTTAAAAGATCTAAAAAGAAACCAACTGGCATTTTCATAATCTCAAAATAACTCATATGATATTCTGTAATAGCCAAATATACAGACTCATGAAAATATTTTTTTGTTGCTTCTATAACTTTAGGATTCAAATAACCTGCGAAAAAATTGCTCAACAATGTCCACCCCCAAGACAAAAGCGTTTCTACATGATGGACAAGAAGTATCATACATAAAATTCATTGAATACTTCCCAAAATTTTCAGCATACGCTTGTTTAATCTTTTTTCTATCTCTTGGAACAATTTGTTTAATTGCATATATCTTGTCTACTAATGTTTCAATTTCTTGAAGATCTTCAGAATTTTTATCCGGTTTATATAATATTTTATCAGTAATCATAAATAAGGATGTGAAATCTGGATCTTCATTAGATACTAAATGATTATTCATTATATCCATTTCATCTTTAATAGTTGGTTCTTTAATCTTAAATATTGCAGGAACAATATCTAATTGCACATCAACCCTTTGTTTTAAAATCTCACATTCCTCACCCGGATACTCTTCAATATTAACACCCTCAGATAACCTCAATTTAACAGTAAAATCATAATCACATTTAGGACAAGTTAAATTCATTTCCATATCATCACCATAAGAACAATGATGTAAACCAGAAAATAGAGCTTCCCTATCTCTTAAAGTAATTGTTTCCGTAAACTTTTCATATGTATCAATAATTTCTGGTTTATCAATAATACAATTATAAATTGTCTTATTTAATAATTCCATATTATTTCTTTTACCAACTAATGAAGTTTTTAATTTCATTTCTTCATCTGTAGTAACAGATCTAATTCTAAGTATTAACTTTGTTTGTGGTAATTTAACTTCATACTCAGGATATTCAATTTGAAAACCCTTAAAGATAGTGCTCATCTAAAACCTCCATATGCTTAAATTTTAACGTTATACGGGTAAAATAACATATACTTAATTAAAGTTCTTAATGTCTACAATTTTTGATGTATCTTTAACAATTTCAATTTTACTGGTTACTTTAGTATACTCAGCAATTAACATTTCTTCAATATTGTCTTTTTCAACTTCTGCCATAATAGATTGCTTCATCAATTTAACTTTACCATCTTCTTTAACACCTAATGGAAAAGGAACAACACCTACACCCTGTGGTCCTTGTGCTAATGCAATTAGATTTTCACATTCATAATATGATTCCTCTTCTCTACTAACACTACCAACTAAACTCAATCCACCATTAACTATAAACATTTTAATGTTTTCCATCTTAAATTCCTCCTATATTATTTAGGTTATCCATTATCTTTTATATCATAATTCATAGAAACTAATGCCCCCATTTAACCAATTTTACTAAATATATCTTTAACATCTACAATTTCCCATGGTACATCATTCCTACCAAAATGGCCAAACCTAGCAGTTTCTCTATATATTGGTCTTCTTAGTTTCAAATAATCTATAATACCTCTAACAGATAAATCAAAATTTTGAGAAATTGCTCTTTCTAGATCTTGATCAAATTTTCTTCCATTTTCAGTCTTAACAAATATAGAAACTGGATCTTTAACACCAATTGCATAAGCCACTTGGATTAAACATTCATGACATATTCCACTTGCTACAATATTCTTTGCCAAATATCTGGACATATATGCTGCACTTCTATCAACTTTTGTCGAATCTTTACCACTAAATGCACCACCACCATGTGGAGCTCTTCCACCATAAGTATCAACAATAATTTTTCTACCAGTTAATCCACAATCACCCATTGGTCCACCGATAACAAATCTACCTGTAGGATTTATATATATCTTTTCTATACTATCACTATACCAATGATCTAGACCTTCTTTAATAATTGTTTTACCAATACTCTCAATTTCTTCTCTTTTTAATTCTGGATGATGTTGATAAGATAATACTACTGTATGAACTCTTATAGGTTTATTAGTAATAGAATCATATTCTATTGTAACTTGACATTTACCATCTGGTCTAAGATACTGTGAATATTTAGGATCATTTCTAAATTTTCTATATGTTCTCATTATTTTATGAGATAACATAATGGGCAAAGGCATAAGTTCAGGTGTTTCATTAACAGCATATCCAAACATCAAACCTTGATCACCTGCTCCACCAGTATCTACTCCCATAGCTATATCTGGTGATTGTTTGTCAATTGTTGAAATAACTGAACATGTTTCCGCATCAAACCCATACTTTGCTCTAACATAACCAATATCTGTTACAACATCCCTAACAACATTTGGTATATCAATGTAACAATCTGTTGTCATTTCACCTGAAACAACAACTAATCCAGTATTAACTAATACTTCACAAGCAACTCTTGAATTTGGATCTTGTGATAAAGCATTATCCAATACTGCATCTGATATTTGATCTGCTATTTTGTCTGGATGCCCATCGGATACGGACTCTGATGTAAAAAGGAATGTGTCCATATTTTTTATCCTCCTGTTTTTATTGTTTTATATTTGTTCTATATTATTCATCTTTAATATTTTGTTAAAACTTAATATATATTTGGAAATAAAGAATATGTTATTGATCCACAATCATATATTTTTCTAAAACCATTTAAATACATATTTTCTGTTTCTGTTAAATTATCATCAAAAAATTCTAACAAATTTTTCAACTTATGTTTTTGAAATTTAACTCTTGAAAATAATATACTTGGATTTGTTATATGAAAGTAGTGATAGGATGGTTCATTAAATCTTATTTTGTCAAAATTATTGACTTCATATAGTTTACCATTAGACCACCTTCTATTAGCGTATGATATTATATTTTTAGGTTTGTACATAGTGATAAAGAACTTTAACAATTTAGAAAATCCACCAATAATATTAATATATTTCTTAGAACAATACCTTAATAACTCCCATTCGAAATTTTTATTAAATCTAGGTCTTCCAAAAGTCATTATACCTACTAATTCATTATCATAATATAACCCAATATTTACTTTAGATGTCACATATTGTTGTAAATGATTTTCATTTAAAAAATCTTTAACTAATTTGATATCATCAATCTTTTTAATTTCACAGTGTCTTGCATATATTTTTTTATTGAGCCCAAATTTAGATTTTATTACAGATTTCCAAATATCTTTCAATGTATCATCCATCCATTCATTTTCAAATATATGTAGTAATTGAACATCATTCTTTTCACACTCAATTGTTTTTGATAAATGTATATATGAATTTTCTTCATTATAATTATCTAAAAAATCTATATATAGATCAATACCAAAACTATGAAATATTAATCCATCAAATTCAATGGCTAATTTTTTTTCAGGAAAATATATATCTAATTCTTTTGGTGGTATAACAGATCTGGTATTTTCAACAATCTCTCCATTATAAAATGTTTGAACATATTCTATAATTTCTAATTCATACTTGCTTCTTGATTTATTTGGTAAGTAGTCTTTTAATCCTAATTTTTTAGCCCAATCTCTAATTGTGCCATAAAATTTAATATTAAAATATTTCTCAGCTTTATAAATATCTATTTTATTATTCTTTTCATTAATAAAATTATTCAACCAAAATTGTTTATTTGCTAATTCATGATAATTAACTAAATGTTTTTGTTTAATATTTTTTACACCATATCTTTGAACCATTGTATCAATTGCCTTTTGTTTAAATTGATCATATTTAAGTGGACTATCAACACCATATTTTTCTATCATTGTTTTTTTAAATCTGTCTTTGACTATTTCGGATCTCATTGGTACTTCATTACCATATTTTTCCAAACATGTTTGTTTAGATTTTTCTTTAAATTCTGCTGTTAATATATTGCTTTCCACACCATATTTTTCTAAACATGTTTCTTTCATTTTTGTTACACGTTCTACTTTATTTGATCTATTAATTTTAGATATATATTCCCTATATTCTTTAGTTTTAGTATAATTATCGACACCATATTTTTCTATCATTGTTTTTCTTGCTTTTTCTTTAAATTCATCTGTTTTAAATTGGTCTAACAAATGTGCATTGTTTTCTTTAAATTCATCTGATTGTGCAAAATATTCAACACCATATTTTTCCAAACATGTTTGTTTAGATTTTTCTTTGATACCTGGAATATTACTTAAATTCTCAACACCATATTTTTCCTTTAAACTCTTTTTCAAATTGTCTAATCTTTGGTTTGAATTTTCTTTATTTTTTTCAGATATCACTTGTTTATATTTATCTAATTGCATTAAATTCTCAACACCATATTTTTCTATTATTGTATTTTTATATTTTTCTTGTATATTCTTATCTTTAAATACATTATCCACACCATATTTTTCTAAACACGTATCTTTTATCTTTAAAACTCTTTCATCAGAATTTTGTTTATTCTTTTCAGATATAGATTTTCTAACATACTCTAATTGACTAATATTATCCACGCCATATTTTTCTATTATTGTATTTTTAACTTTCTCTTTAATAATATCACTTTTTAATGGGTTATCAACTCCATATTTTTTTATCATTGTATTCTTAATTTTATTTCTAACCTCGTGATCATTATTTGCACATTTAGAATTACAATACTTTCCATATCCTATACTCATACCACTAAATTTTAATTGTGTTCCACATGTTTTACAATAAATAGGTTTATCTATATTATGATATAATATATAGAACATTTCTGGAACAGATTGGTCTAATGTAACAATATCTTTGGTTAATTGCACCATTCTTTCAAAGATATTTTTATACTTGTACTTAACACTATAAGAAGCACCTTTTGATAATTTATTATCATTCAACAAAAAATTTTTGTCTTGAAAAAATTGCAAGATCATTTCCTTAGAAATTTCTGATGGTTCAAAATCTAACCATTTGTCTATGGACAAAGTGATGCCTCCGAATAGTTTTAAATTTGTTAGATCAATAATAGAAATAGTTCAATGAAAAAAGTGTGGACCACGAAGGTCCACTGAATAAAATAAATTTGAGATGGGGGAATGTATATTGTATTAATTAAACGCCAACTTGACCACTTTTAATTGTATTCATATATTGTGTCATTGAGTTAGCTAATGATTGTGCTTTCTGAACTACCCAATCATCCATTACCCAAATATAGTCAACAGAAAACTCTTGTTCTAGTTCTATCTTATCAACACTGGTTATATCACCACCAAATATATCATATGGGTCTTTTGTTGGAAAAACACCTGTCATATAAGCTGCGAATTCTACTGTTACACCATCTGGTTTTACCATTGCATAAATAACATTAGATGCGTAACCAGATTTTGTGTAAGATGCACCTTGTAAACTACTTACACCAGTTCTATAATCCCTGATCATATTAAACCAACCATGGAATATCCTAAAAAATGGCATACCTGACATTTCAACAAACTTAATAGATAAAGAATCTCCAATATCAATATTTGTTGGAACATGCCATTTTAAACCACCAAGAGCATCAAATGTAGTCTTATTCAATGTTGCCCCTGGTAATGTAATTGACTGTGCCCCAGCAGTCAATAATTTATTAATTGTATTGGAATCCAATCCAGGTGTTTGACTTGTTAACTGTGCTGGCAAATTTTCAAATTGAACATAAAAATATCCTGATATAAGAGGATCTGCTGTACCTTTTAGTGTACCACCAAATCTCCTAGAAAATAAATTTTGGGTTAAACTTTTGTAACTAGTATTATCAGCCATTTATATCCTCCAAATATAACATTAATAATTTCAAGTATTATAATAAAATAATTAGTTATTTTTATTTTGTTCTTTTTCTTTATCAAATTTTAAATCATTAATATTCAAATCAAAATATTCTGGAACAACATCAAATATAAGTTTATCTTGAACAGCATCAATAATTTGACTTTTATCTATATGATTATGGTTTATAACATATATTCTGTCAAAAACATCAATTAACAAATTAAGTCTAAACAGTGTATCATTATTCCATTTATAAAAATCTTCTTCTAATAGCATATAATCAACAATAAAATCTATAGATTTTGGGTTGGTATGATATTTTTTGAACGTGTCAATATAATTTGTAAACCAATTATTTCCTTTCATTAACATTTCTGGTAATATAATTAAATGAATAAATTCTTTGGTATTTGTAATATAATCATGTGTAATACATCTTTTATCTTTACAATTAACTAGGCAATCTGGATTACATGGTTTTTTATGAGAAGATTCACCCATATGTGATAAACATTCTTGTAAACAAAAATTCTTATTAACTAATAAATCTTTAGATATATCAAACTCATCAAATATATCATCCTTAATATTATTACAATCAACATTAATACCAATTATATTAAATATAGATGTCTCAAACCAATTTCTCATATTTAAATATAAATCTTTTAATGATTTATATAATAACTCCTCATCTGCATGATTTATTTCATTTAAGATTTCATTAATAAATTTCCTATATTCATTTTCAAAATAGTCAAATAATGAATTATCAATAATTGATTGAATTTTGTTAAATATAATTAATATCTTTTTAGATACATATTCATATTTGGCCAATTTTATATAGGCATAATATTTAAACCATTCTTTTAGTGTAGTAAATCCAAAAATTTTTTCTCTCAAAATACTATCAATTGAAGTAATTTTTCCATTATATAAATCTTCAATATATTTTATTACTTTACTTGTAATACGAATATATAACAATTGACAGACAGTTATATAGTTATCAATAATAATAGCTTTACAATGACAAATTCTCTTAGAAAACGATTTGCCAGAAAATGCTTCTTGTTTTATTAACTCCAAATCAATAATTGCTTTAGCCACATCGATTGCATAGTTAGATTTGATATACATAATTAGTTTTCCTCATTGTATTTAGTATCATTTATAATCTTCTCTAAATTTTCTCTTGATGATGTTTGGGAAGAGTTTACATATTTTTTAATCCTGCTCTCTGGAAATAATTTTCTTATATTATTCCTAAGGTAATCATATTTCGTATAAATATGATTTCTAGATTCAGATAACTCTTTCATTAATAATGATAGGTCATATCTATCATTATCATCTTTAGCCTTTAAGTTTTCTGTTTGAACCAGATTAATGAGAGTATCTAAAATAGATAGAATCCCATCAACATCATCTTCAATTTTTAATATTTCAGCAGATAATTCAATTAAAATAGTATTAGACTTTTTAACATCCCCAGAAATATCATTTTGATTTTCTAATATATCGTTTATAATTTTTTCATAATCTCCTAGTTTAGAGATAGTTGCCATTATTTTACTTAATTCAGTATTAATCATTGTTTTGATTGTATCAACTAACCCAACAGTAATCGCATCTAAAATTTGTAAACATTCTTTTAAATCATTTTTAATTGTATTAAGAGCATCTTTAATTTCATCTAATATTTCCAATTTGTGTGATAAATCATTAATAAAATTAATCAAATCTGTCATATCATCACGTGTTAAAAAATTTCTCTTAATAGCATTGATATCATCATTAATATCATTTATATGTTCAGATATATTTTTAATATCCGGTTCTATCACTTTTTTATAGTAAATAATAAATAGTAGAAGTGTAATCAACAACAATGGTGCACTATCTAAACTAATTAAATATTTCAATAACTCTATCAATGACATTAATATTCCTCTTATTTATTTAGACAATTTTAACCTAAATTCAGCAAGAAGTCTCCATCTTCTATAAGGTG